GAAGAAGGTAATACACCTTTACCAGCTGAGGAAAACAACTAATGCTATCTTTAGATTTCATAGTTAAATTTTTTGTGATACTAAATAACAACCAAGTTAAAAAAATTTAAGTATGCCACTAACAAAAATACAATCACTAGGAATAACTGATGGCACAATAGTTAATGCCGATATTAATGCTAGTGCTGCTATAGCTACATCTAAGTTTGGTGCTGGTGCGGTGTTGCAGGTTGTATCAGCAACTAAAACTGATACTAGTTCAAGTTCTACAACTTCATATGCTGATATTACAGGATTATCAGTAAGTATTACTCCATCATCAGTTAATAATAAAGTATTAATAATGTTTAATACTTATAATGGTTCTGTTTTAAATACAACAGGCACATTAATACAATTAGTTAGAAATTCAACAACTATTTGTATTGGTGATGCCGCTTCATTAAGACCAAGATTAAGTGGTAATAGTTATGCAGGTGATTTAAGTCCAAGTACACAAAATTTTATTGGTGTTGTTTCTAATACATTTTTAGATTCGCCAAATACAACTTCTGCAACAACTTATAAATTGCAATTTGCAGCTTCAGGTTCAGGTACTGCAATTTATATAAACAGAACTAGTTCTGATAGAGATGCAGCAACTTATGATCCAAGAACAGCATCAACAATTACAGTAATGGAAATAGCAGGATAATATGACTGATATAATTAAATCAATTTTAAAAATAAATCCAAAAGCTGAAGTTAGTGTTAATGCAGATGACATTAATCAAATCACTTGGCACAATGGAACTACACCAATTCCTGCAAATGAAATACTTGCTAAGCAACAAGAACTAATTACAGAATATAATTCTAAACAATACCAAAGAGATAGAGCCAAAGATTATCCATCAATACAAGAGCAATTAGATATGCAGTATTGGGACAAGATTAATGGCACTAATAAATGGCAACAAGCCATCAACGCAGTTAAACAGAAATATCCAAAATAATTTATGTTTATTGAAAACAAATATAAAGTTTGGCATGATAAGATAATTGCTAGAGCTAACAACAGAACATTAGAAGGATATAAAGAAGTTCACCATATTATTCCTAAAAGCTGTGGTGGTTCAAATGATAAAGATAATATTGTTAATCTTACTGCAAGAGAACATTATATAATTCATTTATTGTTACCTTATTGTACTTCAGGTAATGCTAAGCATAAGATGCTAAATGCTTTTATATTTATGACATCTAAGTCTAGGTTCTGCAAAAGAGATTATAAGATTCATTCAAGAGTATATCAAAAATTAAGAAGTGAATTTGCTGCATCATTAAAAGGTAGAAGATTAACTCCTGAGTGGAAAGCAAAAATATCTAAAACATTAACAGGAACTAAATTACCAGAATCAACTAGAAGAAAAATTAGCTTAGCAAATATGGGTAGAGAAGTAAGCGAAAAAAACAAATTAGCTTTATCTATTCGTAGTATAGGTAATAAATATAATCTTGGTAAAAAAACATCATTAGAAACTAAAAGAAAACTATCTATTATTAATACTGGTAAAAAACATACAGAAGAAGCTAAAGCAAAAATTAAATATGCTAGACAGTTTCAAGTTTGCTCAGACGAACAAAGAAAAAATTATAGTATTACTTATTCAAATTTAATTTGGGTTAATAAAGATAACAAGTCTAAAAGAATACAAAAAGAATTAAAGCAAGAATATTTGAATAATGGATATAAACTTGGTAGAGATATGTCTTACATGACTAAAGAATTAAAAGATATTTTTGCACAAAAAACAAAAGCATATTGGGAAAGGAGAGTAGCATAGTTGTCATATATTGGAAAAAATCCTGTGAGTGGGAATTTTGTAAAGCTAGATGCTATTACAACATCCGCTACAGCTACATACAATTTATTAAATGGTGGAGTTGCGTATTTCCCACAAACTGCAAACAACTGCATCGTATCTTTAAATGGTGTTATTCAATCGCCAACTTCAGCTTATACAATATCAGGTTCAACAATAGTATTCTCAGATGCTTTAACTGCTTCTGACTCAATAGATTTTATTTTAGTATTAGGTGATGTACTAAACATTGGAACTCCTAGCGATGCAACAGTAGGTTTTGCAAAAGTAACTTCTAATTTAATTACTGGTGCTACAGCAGAAACTTCTATTGATGGTGCAGATAGTGTTTTAATCTATGATGATTCTGCCACAGCATTAAGAAAGATGACTAGAACTAATTTCTTTACAGCACAACCATCTTTTAGTGCTTATCAAAGTTCAGCTCAAACTTTATCTTCTGGTGTAGCTACTAAAATAAATTTTCAAACAGAAGAATTTGATACTAATAGTAATTTTGATTCAACAACTAATTACAGATTTACTCCAACTGTTGCTGGATATTATTATTTTACTGGTAATATTGCAGTTGCCTCATCTGCTACAAGCGTATTAATAGATTTTTACAAAAATGGTTCAAGTGCTACCTCTAAAAGAACAAATTATATTGTTGCATCTGCTGGAAATACAGTAAATGGTTCTGCTTTGATTTCTTTAAATGGCACAACAGATTATGTAGAAATGTTTGCTTTTTTTGGTACTGGACAAGCTGTAACTGCTGATAGCAGAATGACTTATTTTCAAGGATTTTTTGTAAGAACATTATAATTATGACACAAATAACAACTAAAATAAAACTATACGCAAATAGAGAAATAGATTTTCTTAAAGACGTAAGATTACAAGACAATTCAGATGGTAATGGAGTATTCATAGCTGAATGGAATCTTGATATACCTAAACCTACAATGGCACAACTAGATGCCTTTGAAGCACAAGCCAATGAAGTTGAAAGATTAAACCTAGTTAAAGCAAATAGAGCAAACGAATATCCTGACTTTAAAGAATACCTAGATGGTATTGTTAAAGGTGATGATGCTCAAATACAAAAGTATATTAACGATTGTCTAGCAGTTAAAGCTAAATATCCAAAAGAATAGATTTAACAATCCTAAAGAATAAGATATAAATATTGTTCATACAACGATGAACATCTTAATAGCAATCCCATGTTTTGGCGGAAATGTTTCCAATCTAACATTCCATTCCATATTAAATACATTACGTTGGTTAAACGATCAGGGACATAATATTAGAGTTGAAACATTACCAACTGAATCATTAATCAATCGTGCTAGAAATAAATTTGTAACTAAATTCTTAGATGATAAAGAATTTAATGGAACACACCTATTATTTATTGATGCTGATATAGGTTTTACAATAGAAAATTTAAAAAGAATAATAGACTTTAATAAAGAAGTTGTAACCTGCACCTATCCTGTTAAAGGATTCTACTGGCAGCAATTACTAAATCGTATTAAAGAAAATACTAACATAGATGAAAAGACTATGCGTGATTATCTTTTGCAGTTCAATGTTAATCTATATCCTAACACAGAATTTAAAAATGGTTTTGCTCGTGTTAAAGAGTCAGCGACTGGATTTATGATGATACGCAGAGAAGTGTTTACTACTATCATGGATAAAAATCCTCAGCTTAAATACAAACCAGATCTAAGAACAGGAATAGAAGGATCAGAGAATGCCTATGATTTCTTTCCAGTTGGAATTTATAAAGAGAAAGATGGTGTAAATAGATTCTTATCTGAAGACTATTACTTCTGTAGATTAGCTGAAGAGTGCGGCTTTGAGATCTGGACAGACTTATCTACACCAATTACACACTTGGGTTCTACCGAATATCATGGTATGTTTATGACTCAACTAAACAGGAAATAATATGATTACTCTTATTATTGGTTTACTAGCTGGAGGTTTAATTGGTTACGCTTATAAAGATGAAATCAACAAAGCTATTGAATCTATCAAAGCAATCTTGAAAATATAATAATTTAACCTATATAGACTTCATTAACCAATGGAGAATATAATGTTAAACTATACTGATATTAAAAACTACTGGACTAAATTCTATGCAGATGCTTTTGAAGATGCAAAATCATTCTGGAAGAACTACTCAGATACAGTAGAAAAATTATATAAAAAATAAATAAATAATAGTTATAAAACAATAAGTTATAAAAAATAATTTTATTTACTTATTATTCAATTAACTTTATCTCGCACATGCCAAACCAACTATAGGAGTTTGCATGGCAAAAAAGAAAAAGAAATCAGCTACAGAACTTTTATATCAAATCAAAGATTTACTTGATGACTTAGAGTTATTGGTAAATCAAGATGATGATTATATATCTGATGATGAAGAGGATATAGATGATGATCTGGAAATTGATGATGAAGAGGATGAGGATAATTAATAACTAATCCTTACAGTATTGGTGGTAGCAATACCACCTTTACTTATCCACATTAAATACAATTGATTGTATAATTTTTTTTATATAATTAATTAATACATGCCACTCAAAAATATAGAACAACTTAAAGCATATAAAAAAACATATTATTTAAATAACAAAGATAATATAAAAAAATATCAATCAAAATATTATTTAAACAATAAAGAAAAGTTTAAAGAAATAAATAGATTATATAAATTAAATAATAAAGAGTTTATAAAAGAATATCTTTTAAAAAATAAAGAAAAAATTTCAAAACAAAGAAAGCAATATTATTTAAATAACGCAGAAAAACAAAAAAAATATACTAAAAATTATACTTTAAATAATAAAGATAAAATAAAAGAATATCATTTAAAAAATCCACACACTAAAAAAGCGATAACTGCTAAAAGACGTGCCTTAAAATTAAAAGCTACACCTAAGTTTGCTAATCTTAATAAGATAAGAGAGATCTACAAGAACTGTCCCAAAGGCTATGTTGTTGATCATATAGTGCCATTACAAGGTAAGATTGTTTGTGGCTTGCATGTTGAGTGGAATCTTCAATATCTTACACCATCAGAAAACTCATCTAAGTCTAATAGATTTGTTTGGTAAGCTACCCTTATTTACTTATCCACAATTTAGTGTAAATAACTTTAATGAATTTTTTATTAGTGTTTACTGTTTGCTCAATGGTTAATGGCAACTGCTTAGACACTATGAGTACAGCTAAGAAGTTTAATACCTTTAGAGAATGTACTATAGCTGGATATGAGTTTATAGCAGAACAGAATAAACTATTCCCATTAGATCAGTTTGAGAAAGTCAAACCATCATTTCATTTTGACTGCATAGAAACAGCAGAGCAACCCACATAATTACAATCTGTAATTGACTTTTAAATAACACTATATATGGTGTGCCAATGAGAAAGAAACACAAGACAGTATCTGCTACTTCCATAAGGCTATCAGCCTATGAGAACTATTCTAAAGAAAGAATGGATACAATTATTAAAAGATTAGATGATCTTACAGTTGAAGTTAAAGATCTTAGAACTGATGTGAGTATGGGTAAAGGTGTCATAGCATTTCTAGTAGTCATTGGTAGCATAGCAGGTTCAATCATAGGTTTCTTTCAATTCAAAAACTAAAACAACTAAAGGTTTTACATTGCGAAAGGCAGACAAAGGATTAGTATCAGAAGCATTAGCTCAAGCACACTTTGCTAAAGATCCAAACTTAATTGTATTCACAGCACTAGGTGGTGTTGGTCCAATAGATATTTGTACGTTTAACACCAAGACAAAACAATATACTAACTACGATGTTAAGACTGTATCATATAGAAAGTCAGCTACTAAGTATGCACACAAAAAGAATGATCGTATCAATAGATCTCCATCTAAAATACAATCCACTATGAATGTGAAGATTGTATATGTTTATGAAGATGGTAAGATATTAATCAAATGAATTACGAAGACGTTAAGACACGTATAAAGAAACACGAAGGTTTCTCTGCCAAAGTATATTTAGATTCACTTGGCAAAGGTACTATTGGTTATGGTCATCTACTTACTGAAGATGATGATTTTGAAGAAGGTATTATTTACGACAAAGATATACTTGAAGCATTATTTGATAAAGATTTTATTAAAGCTAAACAAGGTATGGAAGAATTAGTTGGAACATTAGCATTACCTATGCTTGTTAAAGGAGTTATTATTGAGATGGTATTTCAATTAGGTAAGACTGGTGTATCTAAGTTTAAGAATATGTTTGCAGCTTTAAACGAATTTGATTACACAAGAGCTGCAGCTGAAATGCTTAACTCAGCCTGGTATAGACAAACGCCAAGCAGATGCGAAGAGCTGGCTAACTTAGTTAGGAAGTGTACAATATAATGTGGTGGAGCATATTACCAACTGTTTTTAAAACTGGTGCTGAGATCTATAAGAACCATAAGCAATCAGAACTATTAGAATCTGAAGCTGAGAAGCGTTACTATGAACGTATGGCTAAAGGTGAGATTGAATATCAAAGAGATGTTTATGATGACCAGCAAAAGGGTTGGAAAGATGAGTTTGTTTTAATCATAGTATGTATTCCTATTATGCTTTTATCTTATGCTATCTTTACTGATGATCCATTAATCAAATCTAAATTAGATTTATTTTTTGATTACTTTGGTAAGTTTCCTACTTGGTATCAATGGTTAATCGTTGGTATATTTTCCGCAATTTATGGTCTTAAGCCGACTTTAGATATATTTAAAAAATGAGCAACGATATAACTACAATGTTTGCTCAAGCATATTCTAAAAAGAAACCTACGTTACTTGCACAGCAAGGATCTAATGTTAAGATTAAACTAAAGAAGAAGAATGGCAAGAAAAAATCTTGAGAATAAACATATTAGAAAACCACCAAAGAAAAGAAAAGGTAGGCACACTAAGCGTGTTAATAAAGGTAAGACATATAAAAAATATGTGGGTCAAGGCAGAGTATAGTTTATGAAAAAAGTCAAATGTATTTTTTGGTTATATGCAGGATTCTGTTCTTTACTGAATCAATGCAAGTGTGTTAAAATAAATGAGGATGACTACAATCCTTTTAAGGAGAAATTATAATGGTTAAAAAAATGTATCAAAATCCTAGCGGTGGATTAAACGAAGCTGGTAGAAAATATTTTAATAGAAAAGAAGGATCTAATCTTAAAGCTCCTGTAAAATCTGGAACTAATTCAAGACGAGTTTCTTTTGCTGCAAGGTTTGGTGGCATGAAGGGATCATTACTTACTAAATCAGGTGAGCCAACTCGTTTGAAGCTAGCACTCAAAGCCTGGGGATTTAGTTCTAAAGAGGAAGCAAGAGCTTTCGCAAATAAAAATAAAAAGAGTTAGTCTTGGCTAAGAAAAAATTAATTTTAAAATCCTGTGGCTTCTGCCATATCTGTGGCAAAGAACACATGAGCAATGAAGGTGGTTGGGTTATTAATGCTGAACGATTAAACTTCTGTCATTCATTAGAGCATAGTTGCTACGAGATTTACTTTAATAATGTAAGAGCCGCACAGAAACAAAGTCTTGTCAATAACAATGAAAATGATAAACGTATGAATATGTACATTGAGTATTTAAAGAAACAAAAATGTAAACATAAATATGCTACAGAAGAGGTTTAAAGATTAATGCCACTGAATAAAAAAGGTAAAAAGATTTTAGCAGAAATGCAAAAGGAATATGGTAAAGAAAAAGGTAAAGCTGTATTCTACGCATCAGAAAATAAAGGAACTATTAAAGGTGTTAAGAAGAAAGGTAAGTCGCTACTATCATAATGGAATCTAAATATCACACAACTAAAGAAGGAAAGAAAGTTCGCAAAGGTTTATACTATAATATTAATCAACGTAAGAAAGCTGGTACATCAAGATCTAAATCTGAATCTACAATATCTAAGAAGGCTTATAAAAGTTTATTGTCAGGATTTGAGGATTAAACTTCGTTAGGATTAGTTCTTAACATTATCCATCACATATTTATATCTATTCCAAATAATATTATCTGGTTTCCAGAAGTGCTGCTTATTAATTTTCATCTTAACATGGTGCATCATTGTGGTGTGATCTCTATTACCAAGTAATACACCTATCTTTGTGAATGGCATATCATACTTATCTCTTAATACATTTATTAATATGGATCGTGCAATCACAGCAGACTGAACTCTAGTTTGTGCAATGATCTCATTTACATCTATGTTTAATTGATTGGCAACGATTGCTAATATTTCTTTTACATTCTCAGGAACTACTACATCATTAATGGTTACATACTTAACCACTTCTTTAACAACTGTTTTCCTATGCCTAAAACTATTTCTAAAATATTCTCTTGCTAATTTATATCCAGTTCTAAATCCTGCACGATAAATTTTCTTTTCTCTTGGATCTAAATTTGCAAAACTATTAAATGAATATCTTAATTTGATTTCACGTTTAAATTCTTTTGGTGTCATAGCTATCCCTTTCAGTTGTAAACAACTTCACGTTGTCTTTCGTTGTTATATCAATAATGACTTATGCCATTATCTTTTCTTTTGTCTGCTCAATTTTAAATATCAATCTTTTAGAATCATTTAGATTCTTTTGATACTTATGAAAGAACTCAAGAGCTTTACGATGTCGCATCTCTTGTAGATCTCTCATCTTTTGCAGACGAATCTTTAGTTTGTCCAACTAAATCATCCTTCTGTTTAATAGTTGTAAAAACTGTTTTGATATTAGAAATCTTAACATCAATCACTACACCTTTGGCAGCTGGATCTGATGCAATTTCAGCACTATCAAATTCTTCTGTATAAACAAAAGAACACTCACAGTTCTTATTACGTATAAACTTTACCACTATTTATCCTTTTTGGCAATATAGTTCTTTTGTCTTAGCTGCTTAGTCATCTTGCAATAGATTGCTAGATCATCATAGCTATCAGCTTTGTATCTTTTAGTGCATCTATATAGTTTTAATGCCATCATTAGATGACCCACATCTTCAGGTGTTAATGCTTGTTTTACTTTATCAAATAATACTATTGAAAATAACTCAGCAAGTAATGCAAAGTTTTCCTCATAATCACCATACTCTTTGTGGCGATCTTCTATAATTTTTTTCTGTATTTTTTCTTCAATGTCAATGAAATCTGATTTGTTTATCATATATAATATCCTTTTGTTGTTTTACTCTACCCCTAGGGACAACGAAAGGGTAGGCATGACTGCCTGATGAAACCCTAGGGATAGAATGAATAATAGTATTACCTATTATTAGTATTGTCTATTACCAAAAGATTTATTGTTGGCAAATGATTTCTTTTGAAATCCACCAGCTTTAAATCCAGGTTGTTTATTTGCTCCTGCTGTTGCTTGTGCTTCTTTCTTAGTTAAGATCACAGTGTATCCACCTGTTGGATTACCTTCTATGTCTGTTCCATCAAAGGCACAATAGTCGTACCACTCACCATTAATATTCACATTCATCTTCCAGTTTTTTCCCTCTGGAGCTTTTGGTGAATTAGGTGCAACCATCACTGGTTGATTATCGCCTGCTTTTTTATTTAAGTTAGGAACAAGATTTAAATATATCTTGTTCTTTGGTTGGTCGTTCATCTATACCTCATTTTGAGTTGTGATCTCATCACGCTTACTATTAAATTTATTTAAAATAGAATTGTAAGTGGATTGATCTTTTATTTTTATCTGATTAAGAAGATCTTTGTTTGCTCTCCAAAGGAAATCAAGTTTCGCAGTGTGGGGAGCAAATGATACTTTCTTAAGCAGTTCGTTCACAGTTATTGAATCAACATTAGTTGGTTCAATACTCTTTCCATTCATTGGCTGTACAGGAATATCTAAATCCTCATACTCTTCCTTTGAAGTTATATCTTCAAGAAGAATACCCATGAATGATAAAGCTCGTGATATTGCAAATGTTTCAGCAATCTCTAAGTAGCCTGGTTTATCTCTGTATTGTTTAGAATAACCTGTTGCTACAATATGTTCAGGATCTGATTTAGTTATAATACATTTCATTATAACATAACGATCAGAGTGTTCTTGTATTACGCAGTTGATACCAAACTCAGTGCCAAATACTTCTCTAAAATATTTTACTTTGCTCCAAGCTGATACTGTTTTCTTTCCATGTTGATTTAAGTATGTGCCATTGGCTGCACATAAATCATTAACTTGTTTTATTTTATCTTTCATTGTTTCCTCTATATTGTTTTATAATTGCAAGTATATGCATACTCTTATTTCTCAATCATGTTATTTTCTCGTATGAACATGAATGAGCAAACACTTCCTTAGATTTGTAGTATATACCTGTCTTGTTTCTTGCTGTACTGAACCTACTTGTGTGTACATAAGTATGCTTATTAAACAAAGCATCACACAAACGAGGATCAATATTATCTACTTTATATTCGTATGAATGACTATAACCATTCATAAGAATTATTGTGAGTATAATTTTCATTTAGCAATTAAATAAACTAGCAATAAAAATATAATTAAAATTAAAAATATTTTAACAAACATATCTTTAAATAATTTATCCTCTCGTTTTTTTATCTCACGCATTATAGCATCATGTCTAAATTGTTGTCTAATCTTTTCATGTTGTTTAAGTAAATTATTATATGTATCCATTATATATTATCCCACAATGAAGCCGCTTTGCGAACAAAGTCTTCTTGGATGTCCCGCCACATAAAACCAGAAAAATCTGGTGGTGCAATTAACTTAGCCATCTCAAAAGGATTACCTTTACAAATATAAACCAAGTTCTGTCTTATCTTTGCTTTAATTAAATCCTGTTGAATTAAAAATTCCATATACTCAGGAGTTAATAGATCACAAGTGTCAGGTGTAAATACATTGTAGCTATCTTGATTGACATAAAGTAAGTGTGGAGTTTTCTTTGTACTGTACCAATAGAAAGCACATTGTTTTAAATGGTTGATGTCTGGTGTCTTAGGTAAATAACCTTTAACCCAAGAGAAACCAGCTTTTGTATCTGATTTTCTTTTTGATCTGTGTTTAGTTTTTAATTCAATAAATTTATTTTTAGAATCTTCATAATCAATTCTACCTATCTTTGGTAAAACTAATTCTTTAAATTTATGTGAGCAATATCTTTCGCTGGCAGACTCTTCACCTAAGCCAATGTCATTAACAGCTTTCACTGTTATCTTAATCATATCAACTAAATAATTTTTAGTATCTTCGTGTTGCTCTTTATCTGCTTCGTTGTGTGCTTGGTATTTATCATACTCTTTTAATTCTTCATCTATGATCTGGTCCAGAGATTTCTTTTCATTTAATAATTTTTTCTCAGCATCATACATATACTTAGATACAAATCTTTGCGAAGCTCTACCAATAGATACACCAGCAGTCATACGATAAGAGATGTTCATTAATCTACGATCCTCTTGAGTGAAGTGGCAGTATCTAACTAACCAATCGCTATCTGTTAATGCTTCCTGAGATGGTGAGCTGTGATCTAAATTTAATTTTTTATAATATTGTAATGCAATATCTTCATCTATATTTTTTATAGACGCAGTAGAATTATTCTTTGTTAAATCAATAACCATTTTAAACCTTTCATTGTTTGAAGTACCATAATCTTATTGGTTATTAATGTCAAATAAATAATTTAAAATATGTATTGACTATAATAACCATATAGTTTATACAGTATTTAAACAACAAAAGAAAGGGTTAAACAATGAAAGATAAGTTAAATAAACAAACTAAAAAACTGTTACAAAATTATCACAAAACATTTGATTGTTTTGGTAATAGAAAAAAAGTTAAGAAAAAAGCATACGAATGGTATGTAACTACAATTGAAAATAATAACTTTGAATATGTTATTAGTAAAAAGAATAATACTTTTTATATTAATAAAAAAATACCAAACAAAAGTTGTTATCCAAAATACTATAATCAAAACTATGCTGGTCAATTTATACAAATACAATTTGACAAAGCAAAGTCATTAAAAAAAGCTAAAGAAATAATAACGAATGATAAGGAGATGTAATAAATGAAACATAAACTATTAAAATTTCAGGAGGATAATAAGTTTAGCAATAATGATATGGCTAAACTCTTTGGATTAAAAGGAACTAATCCAATGGTAACTTATTTAAGGTGGAGGAATTGCCAAAGGTTGCCTCATCCTAAACTAATGAAAGTTATTACAGAAAAAACTAATAACTTGTGCACACCCAATGATTTTTATGAGGCATGGTATGCAAAGCATAAAATTTGAAAAGGTTATAGTTGTTTGGCAAGATATTAATAGTTGCGATAACGCATGGAATACTGAGGAGGATTTAAAAAATCTTAAACCTGCAATATGCACTACGATAGGTTATCTTTATGAAGACAATGATAACTTTATTAAAACTTTTGCCACTTATTCTATTGATCCAACAACAGATGAGCTAGACGTAGGCGACTGTGTTGTTATCCCAAAGGGTGTAATAGTTAAATTAGAAAAATTGGAAAGTTGATATGTTAGATAAGCAATTGGAAGTAGAAGATGTCATAGAAATGTATGACGAAAAAATCTTAGTTCTTAAAAAAGAAATAGATAGGTTAAACGAAGAGATACAAGTTCTTAATATTCAATTGATGCAAGAAAGAGCTAAGAACAATGATTGATTTAAAGAACAGAGGATTTAATGATCTTGAAGTTATAATTCATAGATTAAAAAAGCATGTAATTATTTTAGAAAGATTAGCTCTTGAACAGCATAAAGAAATTAAAGAATTAAAATCTAAATTAAAAGATCAAATTAAATCTGATAATTAATGGCAAGAGATATTTACTTTAATAAAGCACGAGTTAATTGGTACAACGAATGGCATCGCCAGATACAGAATGATCATTGGCGTATGATTGATATAGACTCTTACGAGTATTGTAATGAATGTAGAAATGGCATAGCCATTATTGAAACCACCTATGATGTAGGTAAATATAACAAAGTTGCCTATTTAACAGCAGATATTGGTACTAAACTAGGCATACCTGCATATATCGTTTATTATAACATTGAGGGTGCGGAGTATCCAACGTTTAAGATCGCAAAAATTAATGCCATTTTGGAGGAAATAGACCCTATTTCTGAGGGGTCTTTGGTGTGTTTAAATGAGCAGGAATATATAGGTTATTTAAATTGGTTAAGACAACAGCATAAATGCACATAATATAATGGCTAAATATACTAAGTTAAATGGCGATATAGTGGAACACCCTCTATTTTTAGGCTTACCAGTGAGGAGGAAAGCTCATTGTTTTTCTGTGTTGGTAATGCTTTTAAGGTACGCTAATTATAAAACTGGCGAGTGCTACCCAAGGCTTTCAACCATTGCCAAGCCTCTAGGTTTATCAAATGTCACAGTTTATAAGTGCATTAACACAATGATTGAAGGCGGCATACTTTTAAAGGAACGCTTACCTTCTACTAATTTATACAGAATTAACCCAGAATTTATCCACAGTGATATTAAAACTGTTAAGATCACTACCCCAAGTGATATTAAAACTGTTAAGGGGGATATTAAAACTATTAAGGGGGGTATTAAAACTGTTAAGGTATTAATAGAACATAATATAGAACA